CCATGCCGCGAGCACCGGGAATGGTGCCCATGCCGCGAGCACCGGGGACTATGCCCATGCCGCGAGCACCGGGGACTATGCCCATGCCGCGAGCACCGGGAATGGTGCCCATGCCGCGAGCACCGGGGACTATGCCCATGCCGCGAGCACCGGGGACTATGCCCATGCCGCGAGCACCGGGAATGGTGCCCATGCCGCGAGCACCGGGAATGGTGCCCATGCCGCGAGCACCGGGAATGGTGCCCATGCCGCGAGCACCGGGGACTATGCCCTGGCGGCTGCCCTTGGCGCCCAATCCACGGCAAAGGCGGAAGAAGGCGGAGGCATCATCTTGGCCGCCTACGATACGGACGTCTACCCATACAAACTTGTAGCGGTGCGGGCCTCGCTCGTTGGCCAAAACGGCGTCGAGGCTGGTAAATCATATCGACTGACCATCGCTGGCGAGTTCGAGGAAGTCACCGAATAGAATTGCCTCTGATGGCTTGGCTGCAACTATGTTGTTTCCGGGCCGCGCTCTAACCATTCACCACTTTAGAGGAGAAGGCCGATGGCCGAACATATGGACGATGGCGGTTATGCGTTCCCGAGGATGAAGGAGGAGTTTTTCTCCCACAGACTCGGAGGCATGTCGCTTCGTGACTACTTCGCCGGGCAGGCAATTGCCAGCATACCGCTTAGGTCTTGGGATCACGTCGGTGGCGATGACCTAGAGCGCATCGATGCATGGGCTAAATGCGCCTATCTGGTCGCCGACGCCATGCTCCTCGCGCGTCAATCCGACACCACTGTTCCGCAGGGAGGGAAGAGCGAATGAACGTTGAATTGAAGCCCTGCCCGTTCTGCGGGAAAGAACCGAATTTTACCTCGGCCACAGACCTGAAAGACAACTTTGACCATGGGTTTACTATCTGGTGTGGCGAATGCGGCATCAAAATGGAAGATGAGTACCGTGGCGATGTCGCCGGTCGTTGGAACAGGCGATTTCTGTTTGATTCCTTGGAAGATGAAAAGCAGCGCATTATCGCCGAAGCTGAACGACTGCTCCAGACGGTGGAGCAATTCGAGGTAACGGAGCCTTACGGCTACGTCTTCCAGCACGAAGAAACGGGTCTTAAACAGGTTGTTGAAGTCCAGCAGGTCGAGTGGGGATTCGAAAAGAATAACCCTCGCTGGCAGCGGATAGGGCCTGTGTATCTCCGACCACAGTCAGCAGCCGTGAGGGATGAGACAACGGCGCCCGTTCATAAAGTCGCTCTGTCGCGAAACCAAGCGGCGGCTCTTTCAGACTACGTTACCAAGAAATACGGCAATCAATTTGAGCCAGACGATTGGCTGGCGTATTGGACTGATATCAGTTCTTTCATTCTCGGCCAAGTCGAGGCCTTCCCGCCGGAGGGCTCAGAATGATCCGCGCAATCGTATGTGGTGGCCGCGACTACTCCGATAGGAACGCTGTTTTCGCTGCCCTTGATGAGCTTCGCCCTGATGTAGTCATTCAGGGTGCAGCCAAGGGAGCCGATGCGCTGGCATTTGAATGGTGCCGGGTGCGCCACGTCGAATGCTGGAACATTCCAGCCGACTGGAAGACGCACGGTAAAGCCGCTGGCCCGATCCGTAACCGCCGCATGATTGAGGAATACCGGGCAAATCTGGTCGTGGCCTTCCCCGGAGGGACTGGCACCGCTGACATGATCCGGCAGGCCGAGGCGGCGTCAATCAAGGTGCTCCGCTACCCACCGCCCGCAGAGAGGGCCCCAGCCCTCCTCGAAACGAAGGAGGGGTGAAGATGGCCGATATCGTGGAACGACTGCGCACAAATCAACCTCTTCCAATCTGCCCGTTTGACCAGAAGTCGCCGGAATATTGGACGACGCCAGACAATGAGCCATGCAAATTCTGCGGCGGATTGCCAGATGGTCCAGACAAATGCACAGGCGCTGATACGCGAATTCTAGGCGAAGCCGCAGACCTTATCGAATCCATCCGCTCCCGAGCCGAGAAGGCGGAAGCGGAACTCCTCACCATGACGAGGAAGTTCAACGGTGCGGTTGGCCTCAAAGAGCAGCAGCGCATGCGGGCCGAATACGCAGAAGCCACATGCGAAAAGCTGGCGACGGCGATGGAGCCGTTCGAGAAGATCGCGACGGCGATACTAGCCGAAGCACCTGCCGACGCCGACTATTTAAGCGTCTTCCTCGATTGCGAGGGTGTATCACACCGCGTCACGATGGATCAGCTTCGGGCTGTATCGTTGGCCGTTGCCTATCGCAAGGAGGCGTCCGAATGACTGAGATGATAACCGAAACGGTTCCAGACTCTGATGTGATCGGCGGCAGCAACTGCATCGTCGACCTTATCGCCCATCTCCAGGCAACGCTTGAAAAGGTTCCCGAAGAATTCCGGAGCGTCGCCACGATCGAGATAGAGGCGTACGACTGGATCGGCTCGCAAGTCACGTATCAGCGCCCAATCACAGAAGCAGAGGTGGTCGCACGCCTTGATAGGATCGAGCGGCAACGCCTGTACGCCGCCAAGTCAGCCGAGAACAGACAGATTGACGCTTGGCTTCGAAACATACGCCTGAACACCGGAATAATGGACCGCGATGATGCCATGGAGTTCTTGCGCACCAATCCTGACGCCAACCACTACCACCCAGACGTCTTTCGTACCGGCAACCACGGTCACGCATAACCACCCACCACCCCACCACAGAAGAGGAGACCACGCCATGCAGAAACCCAGAAGAACCGCCCCACCAGCCAAGCCAGCCCCTGCCCCATACACGGGCAGCGGAACGGAAGTCGTCGACGCCCTGACGCCCGACACAGGCATCCCGGCCAGCCGCTTGCTCGCCGTAGCAGCCTGGCATGAGCACGACCGCTTCGGCCGTGAGCGCACCGAGCGCCGGCACAAGCAGATTGCTGCCAAACTGCGGCAGGTTGCTGAGCAACAGGCCGCAAATGACAATGCAGCGATGCAGGTGGCGGTATGACCGCCGTCCGCCTCGTCGTAACTTCCTGGCTCTGGCTGGCGCTCGCGTTGGCCTTGCTCGCTGGTTGCCAGAGCTACCAGCCGCCGGGCGAAGAGATTTGGAGGGCGTTGTGATTGATGTGTTTGTCTTCGGCTCCAACTTGGCAGGTCGCCACGGTGCCGGCGCAGCCAGGTTCGCAGTATTCGAGCATGGTGCCGTCTACGGCCAGGGTATCGGCCTACAGGGCAGCTCATATGGGATACCCACTAAAGACGAGCGCATAGAGACATTGCCGCTTGATGTAATCGGCGGCTTTGTTGCGGACTTCCTGAATTTCGCTCGATCCCGCCAAGATCTTACGTTCTATGTTACGCCGATCGGCTGCGGCCTAGCTGGATATAAGCGTGCGCAGATCCGTCCAATGTTCGATGGCATGCCTGGCAATTGTCGCTTTGCGGAGACGTGGGAGGATGCCTACATATGACCATCCATCACGACAATGATAACAAGCCGCCAGAAGCCACGCTCGATGATCTTCTGACGCCCGACGAGATCGCCCGCCGCATCACTGCGTCGAGCGGCGTCAACATGACTGGACGGACGGTGTGGGAGAAGGCCAGACGAATTGGCGTCTCCAAAAAGATCGGCAGATCGATGCTAATATCTGCTGTCGATATCCCGGCCCTTCTGCAAGAGGAGAAAAAGAGCAAATGGCCAAAGTCTTCAAGCGAGGAAAGGTCTACCACCATTACTACACCGATGCCCACGGTAAACAGCGGAAGCGAAGCACTGGCCTTACTTCAAAAAAGCAGGCGCAAGAGGAAGCTGATGCTTTCGTCGCGCGGATAAAGGTCGGAAACCTCCGCGGCTACGACGCCGAGCTCAAACTCGTCGAGGCGGTCATTTCATACGAGGCGGCCGGGAAGCCGTCTCGCTTTCTGGACAAGATCACCAAGCACTGGGGCAACATCAAAATCCGCACCATCAAGCCTGCGTGGGTGCGAGCGCACGCCAAGGATATCTACCCAGACGCGCTGCCATCCACTCTCAACCGGCAAGTCATCACGCCGCTACAAGCCGTCATAAACCACGCCTACCAGTCAGAAGACGGCCGGCAGATCAAGATCGAGAAGTTCCCGGTAGATCCCAAAAAGAAATCCGCCGTCGATTCCGAGTGGCACGAAAAATTCGCAGAGCACGCCCTGTCATTCGGGATGGCTGCGATGGCGCGCTTTATGTACGAGACAGCAGCCCGCATCAGCGAGGCGTGCCGTGTTGCGCCTGAAGACGTCGATCTGGCCGCGCGCACGGTCAATCTCACCAAGACAAAAACGAAGCCTCGCGTCGCCAGGATATCGCAGCCCATGGCCGACATGCTGGCCGAGCTCATGAGCCAGCCGCGTATCATGAACCGGGCTGACAAGAAGAAGGCTAATGGCGTCTTCGGCTACGCCAGCCGCCACGCCGTCTATAACGGCTGGAAGACGGCATGCAACCGTGCCGGGATTTCTTACGCGCCTCCTCACTCATCTGGGCGTGTTTCGTTCGCAACGGAACTAGTCGTAAGGAAAGGCATCGATCCTGTCACCGCAGCCAAGTTGGGCGGGTGGGCAAGCCCGAAAGTGATGATGGATACCTATGCGAAGGCGGACGAGGCGCACGCCATCATTGATGACATCTTTGGCGCACCCACTGAAAACAAAGCACAAAATAAGCCCAATGTGGCCTCCGAGAATACCAGTCTCGAAAACGTCATTGAAATCAATAAGTTACAGGTAAAAAATTAGAGGCTCCGCCCTTAGCAGGGGAGCGCCTTCGACCACTCGGCCACCTCTCCGGTGGGATGGCAGATAAAGAGAAAGCCCTTGTCCTGCAAGGGCTTTTTTCATTTCTGATGCATTTTTCTGGTGAGAACGTTCAATACGTGAAAACACGGAACATCCGCGAACATACGAGGAAAAGCGTTTAAAAACAGCCCATATTAAGCACAATGGCGTTTTCCTTCTGTGCTTATTCTGTTCTATCACCTTTTCCCGCCAAGGCAAAGCGCGCGGCTGACAGCCACTCTTTATATATATGCGCTCGCACAGCACCCATCTGTCCGAAATATGACGCTCGCTCATTTATTAGCGATTTCTGTTGACTCCCTATAGGTTGAGTATTGCGAGTTACCTCTTTTTAGGTATTAATCAACTCGGGCTTCAACACCCTGACCTTTACTAGGTTCACGTTAAGTGAACCGAAGCCATGCGCAGCTTAGCGGCTGATGCATTCGCTCTGGCTATTGGCTTAGCCGGGAGCAATGCGTCGTGTGAGCGTGAATGCTTGCTCCCGTGCATACCGGCTTGCCGTTGTGCCTGATGTCCAAGGCTTCGGCCTAAAGGCGCATTGGCTTGTCGTGAAGGCAGGTGTTGAACTCCCGGCTACGGTGCCGATCGCCGTGTTAGGGGGTGCAGCATGACGCTGGCAGTGCAGACGACGGGGGCAGTCGCAGTAGAAGAGTTGCCCTGTAGACGACGGCGGGTTTACGTTGCGACGTGGGCCTTCAAAATTGGCCAGGCTGTCCGGTTCGGGGACATGCCGGCGCTGGTCCTCTCCAGAGAGCGCAGCGCAATGGGATGCGAAATTTACTATGTGTGGATAATGGGGCCCTGCGCAGGCAGGCCGTATCGCTCCATTTTGAGGCAATTTCTAATCCCCATTTCTCAGAATTGCGCGTTCAAGTAAGTAGTGCACTATCTGGCTTGGTGCGCATGAGGCGCGCCATAATGGGGATCTGTTATGCGTATCTGGGAATTTGAGATTGGAGATTGCGTAGATCACATATCCGGGGGGATGCCTGCTGTTGTGCTGGACAGGGCAATGACGGCATCCGGGAGAGAGAATTACAGTGTGCGACTACTAGACATTGGGGACCGCAGACGCGACAGGCTGCTTCGACGAGAGTTCATGACGCGCTCGCGGATCGGGGATAGGCACTGCATCGATTGTCGCTTCCTGAAGGGCGATCGGTGCTGTCTGACCGGGGAATAGTAAAAAGGGCGGCTTGGGCCGCCCTATGATTAGGTGGGGTTGAGGATTGCTTTGAGGACCGTGATGCAGCCAAGTGCCGCTAGCGGTAAGCCACTGGCCTTACATACCTTGGCCTCCCTGTCTGCCGCATCCGCGCAACGCTGGCGCTCTGCGAGGATGGCTCGGGCGATCGTCATTGACCAAGGCTCGCCGCTTTCAAAGTTTTCTCTGACATAGTCTTTCGCGAGTGCAACGCGCACTTCATCAGGAATCTCACCCATACCGGCGCAGCGCCTCCTCTTGGTTATCGTTTGCCGCCACCTTCAGCCGCTCGATCGCTTCTCCAGCCGACGAGCAACGCGGACGATCATCGATCAACTTGCCGCTGGCCGCCGCATCAATCAGGATCGCCATGCAGGCCCGAACGTGCGCAAGGTGAGACGCGCCGCTCTCTGGATCTACGTCCTCACCTGAGAACCATTGAAGCAAATGGCGCATCGCCGCGCTGTAGTAGGTGGTTGCGTCAACCGGATCATCCTGCCAGTTGAACGCGCCGTATTTTGCCGCGCCGAGCGCCATGACGACGCTCTCCTCGATAAGCGCGACAGGCGGGATGAACTGCGCCGACGGCTTGCGAACACCGAAGGCCCGCTTTGGATTGGAGGATGGCATGTCGGTGATATGCATGACGCGGTTGAACATGCTGCCGTCGGTCATGAAGCCCTCGCAAACATGCCGTGGATTTGCTTTTCTGCCAAGCGGCGAGCTTCAGATGCTTCCTCGATAGTGTCATATGTTCCGACAGCTATCTCCTTGCCGTTCACCTTAATGCGCGCCTGGAATCTGCCGCGCTTCATTCTAACGCCCTTAATGCCGGTTCTGCTGTCGGATCTGACGCGCGTATTCATGAGGTTCTGTGATCTTGTGGCTGCCCTCAGATTTATCAGCCTGTTATCGTTGCGCGCGCCGTTGATGTGGTCCACATCATCATCAGGCCAGTGGCCGTAAACCATCAGCCAAATCAACCTATGGGCCGCATAAAAAAGACCGTCGATCTGAACGCGAATATAGCCATTCGCCTGCACGGCGCCAGCTGGCGCTCCAGACTTCATCTTGCCACGGTCGATGCGCCACGTAAGTTCGCCTGTAGCCTCGTCATATAAAAGCAACTCGACCGCACGGTCGCGGGTGATTGCCCTTTCTCCGTTATCATTCGCCACCTTCCCGATTGCCGCGCCGAGCGCGCGCAATTCGGAAGGCACGTTGTCATTTGTCGGTCTGCTATTCGGTACGGCGGTGAGATCCTCGCCGCAGACGGACCAAGGCGTCCAGTTGTCGGTGTTCGGGGTCATACCCTCTCCTCTTCTTTCTTCTTCACGCGTTTCGGTTCTTCCGGCGCCGGTGCCAACGGCTGGCCCGGCACGAGCAACGCCCGCAGGCTGCCAATCCTGTCTTTCACCAACGGCCTGAAGCGGTCGGCTTTGAACGGCTGGTCGTCATATCCCCAGAACGGGCAGATGCCTCGGTCGATGCCATCGACGCGGATTCCCAGATACTCGCCGTCAAGGTAGTGGTTATAGATGCCGACCCATCGGATTTTGTAGACTTGGTTCTCGACAAGCTCCGGCGTGATCGTGGTTTTCTGGCTTGGATCGTAGTCGGCTCGAACGCAGACGACTTCCATACCCACGTGGAATTGCCATGCACCGTTGGTGGTCATGCTGCCCTCCTCTCAAGTGCCGAACGCAAGCGTATATTCTCCTCCTGCAATTCGTCGATCTTCTGCCTCAGATACGCTTCGTGGAGGTCGTGGAATGATGTCTTGGTAAATGGCGGCGCCAATTGGACCGGCAACGCGTAGTGGTCTTTTTCAGTCGGTGTATATTTGTCCAAGACGCGGAACTCGTGGCTTGCCACATACTGCGCATCCCACGTTCCGGCCTTGTCTAGGATGCCGGTGTAGCCATTGCGCTCTGGGCATTCGAAGAGATCGCGCTTAAGTAGGGCATACTTGGTCATGCTGCCCTCCTATTCCAAGCGGCTACGGCAGCAGCCCTAGTTTCATGCAGGCATGTCTGCGCGCCGCACTCCGGTGAGATGCCGTCGTCGCCCGCATCGCAGCAGATCCAGTCCGTGTTGCTCCATCCTGTATCATCTGGCCTGTGGTAGCTCTTGGCTGCGCTTCCGCAGTGTGGGCACGGCAACAGGTCGCTGTCGTCAGCCATCATGCGGCCTCCTGCTTCCACCAGTAAGCGCATCAAAAGTTGCGAGGAATTCCACCTCGGCCTGCTTCGGAGACCAGCAACGGATACGCACGCCAAGCGGGTCATTATAACGAGACTGCCACGCCATCGGCGCGAGGTTGGCGGCGATCTCGTCCGCAATGATGCGGGTATCAGCTTCGTGCACTCCCCACGGCAGGCATGACGGCAGGCCAAAGCGCGGCGCTACTGCCTTCCGATAGATGTTATCTTCCGTCTCTCCGATGATTGGCGCCCTGCCTTTCACTGGCCGCCCCACGTCACCGAAGCCAGAAAGGCTTTCGGGCGCGTCGTGCAGTAGCCCGGCCAGCGCGGTCTGTGTGTCGTAGCGAGCCGCTAGGTATCGCGCGATCAGCGTGCAATGTTCGGCCACTGAGTAGTGTCGCTCCACTGCACCAGAGTAGCGGCAGATGTTCGCCAGACCATGCGCAACGCTCTCGATGAACACGTCTTCCGGTCTCGGATCGAACGGAAAGAACTTGCGGGCCGGGTAGATCTGGATGAACGGGCCGCGGCCTTGCAGACCGGAAATGCTGGCCGCATTGGGATTGTGGCGAGTGAGGCCGATATACTGGCCGCGTTTGAAGGGATTGTCTTTAGGGATGCTGTTGGCTGGCACTGCGCACCACCCAACCAACTCATTATCATTCGCCGCGACAGGCGGCACGACTGGCTGCGCGCCGTAGCCTTCGACCATGAGCGTGTCGTCGGCGTTATAAGGTTCTGGCTGGAGACTTATAACCGACATCACGCGGCCTCCCTTTCTTCCCAGAAACGGCAGTGCTCCGCACCGACGCCCACTTCCCTCTCTGGATATCCGTCTCTGACCAGCGTATCTTCCAGCGTTTCGCCCTCGTGCGGCTTGTACGGTTTGGGAAAGCCGTAGCGCCAACCGCTCGGCGGATCGTAGATTGTCGTCATTCTCAGTCTCCTCTGTGGTGGTGATGCCGCCGGTGGTGTCGGCGGTGGTGGTGAGTTAGGCAAGCGCAGTGCGACGCCGGTATGCGATAAAGCCAAATGCCAAAATGCTCATCCAAAGCTTCCCGACGATCTGACCTTCGATGAAGGCTAGAGATCCAAATGCGAGAAACAGGAACACAGCGCTGTCGATGACTGCTCCCGCCGCCCCGCTTGCGAGAACCGCAAGCCCTAGACGGCGCTCTCGCAAAGGCGCGTAGACTGCCAAGTCGGCCAACTCGGCAAGAAGGAAAGCCGCCACAGAGGCGAGCACCAGCGCCGGTGGCGCAACTAGCCACGCCAGAGCGCCGCCGATCACGATGGCTAACAGCGCCGCGCGTATCCCGCCCGCCTCGTGGACCATGTCGCGCAGCACCATGGCAAGACCGACAAGTAGGACGCCAGACGGTGCGGTGAGGCCGAAGCCGACTGGCATGACGCACGGACCCGCAGCAAGGCAGGCTGTTCCGACATTGCCAATCATCCAGTTTGCGGCGGGAACAGTGGCGGCAAAAGCCGCCACCAATAGAGCCAGCTTACGCATAGCGATGCTGAGCCGGCGCGTTGGCGGGATCCGCGAGGTGCTTGCGCAGATCGGCAGCTAGCACCGGATTGGCTGCTTCCTTAAGATCGGCGTAAACGCCGAGTGCTTGGACGGCCTCTGGGTCGCTGCCATCAAAGGCCATAACCATGTATCGACGATCGGCAGAAATAGGCTTACCGTCGGTTCGTTCGATGATGAAGCGCGGCTCGTAGCCGCCAATATTAGCACGCGATGTCATGAAATAGGTCTCCTATGTTGTCGTTTGCCGGTTTCATTACCCACCGAGGCGGGCACTGTATGGCGTCGATCCGCCGAGCCATTCTTTCAGGGCATACCTCGCTGCCCTTGTTCTTGAAATTTCTTGCAACGTTGGTGCTATCTGCGCTGGCGAACGGCCAGACGTCTCCGCACACGGCTAAGCCGCGAAGCATGTGGATCCAAGGCAGATGGCCGAAATGGCGGATGAGCGCGTTGAAAGCTTCATCTACCCTTCTGGCCCACTTTTCGGAACCGACCTGCCAGTACGCACCGGCAGAGCCAAAACAGATTTTTCCAAAGCCCAACTCGACCAGGGCGATAAGATGCTCGATCGGCTCGTCGAGATGCCACACAACTGCCGCCACCTCCTTTCGGAATGGCCACTGCTTTATGAGCGCGAGATTATCCTCGACGCCACCGCCGATGACGTCAGGAACGACGGCCCAGTGTGGATGCCCTAACTTAGGCTCAACCCAAGCATAGAACTTGGACCAATTAGTCTGAGCCTCTGCCTTCAACCCATTGGCTATCCGCGCCAAGCGACGCTTATAGAAAACGTACTCGCCATTATCCCACGCGATTGACTGCCCGTTAAGCAGGCACCACTCCGCATCGCCAGGATTCGCGAAAGAGACGCAGAAGTTCTTTCCGGCCATCTTCATCATTTCGGAGCGCGGCGTGAGCGGCGTTCCGTGGTAATGGATGGTCATGGTCTTCTCGTTTCTATTTCGACGCCCTGATGTGTCGCGATGATGACCTGTACGCCGCCCAACGCTGATAACCTATCGGCCAAATCCTCCTGATGTGACGGGCCTGCGTCGCAGATGGCGCGAATCTTCTCGGCAAGTATTTTCCCCGGCGACGTTATCGTCAGGTCATAAGTGACCGTCGTTTCGTCCGTTGGACAAACGCAGTTGAAGCGGTAGCGGTAGATGTTCACGCCGCCCTCCTCTGCTTTACGGTCTCGCCCAGCTTGACGAAACCGATCGGCTGCTGCTGTGGTTTGTACGGGATTGGGGCTCCGTCAGGGCCTAGAATGCGGGAGACTTTCGGCTCCCATATGTCGCTCACGACGCGGGATGGTGATGACCATGCATCCGGGTTGTACCAGTCGCTCACGCCGCCCTCCTCACTGGTTCGTTGTCATTCGCTGCGGCGGGCGGCTTCGGGTTGGAGTGGTGAACTCTGCCCGTCAACCACCCCCAATTCTTGCCCTTTGCTATGTCCGTAATCGTGCATCTGTGAACTCCGTATAGGTCAGCCAAATCTTGATGTGACGACCCAGATGAGAGTAGGCGATCGATCTCGAAGACTTCGGGCTCCTTAAGTTTGTGAGTGCCGCACCTCTCGCCGCGGTTGTCAGTTCCATGGTCGACACGATCCCAGTTGTTCTCCTTGGGGGTGGCCCACCTTAGATGGCGAGGACTGACGCACCCACGCTTCCCGTTCCCGCAAGCGTGGGCCGCCTCTGCCCGTTCGAACGGTGGATGGCCGTTTACGAGCTCACACATAACGCGATGAGCCTTTCGCGTCTTGCCCTCGTACTGGAGTTGCCCGTAGCCATGGGAATCGTCTCCGAATGGCCATTTAATGCACTCGTCAGTGTCGACTTCGACATGGTTGAAAAGCCATTCAACGACTTCGCCTCTCCTAGTCTGCAAGTATTCACCTCCAGCTAGAGGGTCGCCATGCTTGATCAGTCGCTGATAGTGAACATTGCAGAAGCCACGAGCCTCATGCTTTCGACCGCATCCGCTAATTTCGCACGTCCTCAAGCTGCTATCCTCCAATCCACATTATCATTTGCCGCCTGCCTGGCTGTGCCCATGACACGAGCCGCCGACAGGATGACTCGGCCGTCCTCGCCGAAATTCTTGTGGTAGGTGATGACCTTTGCGGATCTGCCCGACAGCCAGTTTGAGCCGTAAGCATCCGGCGCCGCGAGCGTTTCGTGCTGCTCGACCTTCATCAAATCCGTCGTCTTGAGCTCGTCGGAATGCTTATGGCCAGTGTGGGCGTAGCTCAGGCTCGTGCGGCCATAGACCTTGCGGAACTTCCCGACGAGAATGGAATCGACGTTCTTGACGCCGCGACGATGGCCGTGATGATAGAAGAGAGACACGTCACCGTGCTCGATCACGGAATAGGTGCCTGGATTGGTATCAACCCTGATCCTTGGCTCTTCGTCATAAAACGCAGCCATCATCTCCCGAAGCCAGACCTCGCCAGCCGGGTCGTGGTTGGCGTCGCACATGATCACGTCGACTTCCTCGTGCTTCTCGAGCAACATGCGAATGACCTTCCGCACGATGCGGATGGCGGCGCGAACCATCTTGGGGTAGCGCGAATCGCTGTCCAACAGGTGGCCGTGCTCGGGCGTTACGCTCTTGAACGAGTCGTAGTGAAGGAAGTCTCCAAGCTGCGCGAATACGGCGCGCTTTGCCGGTGGCGATTGGGCGATTGCCGATGCAAACCAATCAATGATCAGCTGCTCGCCGATCCGTAAGTCATAATCGCCGCCGCGCGTTTCCTCATTCCATGCCAGCGCTCCGAGGTGATGGTCGGTGATGGTGTACTGGTTTAGCAGATCGTCGATCGTATGCGACGGCGCGGCCACCGGCTCAGCGCGCGGGATCTCCTCCTTGAAGGCCTCGACGGCCGCCCGCATGGCGGCAAGCTGTTGCTCAGAATCGGCTGTAGTCTTGATCCACTTGGCGACCTCCCTACCCTGCCCGTCAACCAGGGCGGAAACACCCTTTATGATCTGCCCAGCGGGTAGCGCGAACACTTCGCCCGGCGCCTTCGTCTGCTTCACCCACGAGCCGTCCTCGGCCTTACTAGCGACGCTCTTGATAGCGAACCCCGGAAGAACTGGCTTCGTGCCAAGCATGCCGCGCTCAGCGGCGACCCTGAGACGAGACTGAAAAGTAGTGCGCGACAGATGCAGCAAAGTAGCGGCGGACGTCTGTGAGCCCGTGGACGTGAAGGCGTCGGCCGCCTGTCTGGCGAGTTCGTCGCTTAGGGGTGGTGTAGGCATACCGCCTCCGATGTTTGGGAAAAGTCTGGCCGCATTCGCGCGGCCGCAAGTGGTCAAAGCATGTCGCGCTTGACGATCTCTTTGCCGAGAAGTTCGCCGAGGTAGAACGGCCATCCCATCGATATCCAGAATTTGCCGGTCGCCGAGCAGAAGCCAGCCGCGACAAAAAAATAGATCGTCGCAGCCATCAAACCCTCGCCATCAGATCACACACCGCCTGCGAGGGAACAATTGTCCCGTAACCCGTAAGCGTAGAAACCGGGCCGAACGGCGTCTGGATTGGCGCGCTAATGACGCCCACGGTAATCCCCACCAGTGCCCCCCCCTCGTCAAAGACGGGTCCGCCGGACTGGCCCATAACGGTCGTGAGGTCCGTGACCAGAATAGCTTTCCATGGCCCGAGCTTGCGGACCTCGCCAGAGATGCGACCGTAGGACGAGACAAACTCGAGACTGAGTGGGTTTCCGATCGCTCGGATATCCTCGCCGACATGGGCGTAGCGGCAAGCCAGCGTGGCTGCACCGATACCAGTTCCGTCAGTGCGGAGGAGCGCGATATCATACTCTTTGTTGAGCCAGAGCACCTCGGCGGGATGAAACTTGCCGCCCGCTGTCTTAAGTTGGATGGTCTTCGCGCCGTCGGCAACATGGCCGGCCGTAATCACATAGCCGTCGCCGATGTGGACGCCGGAGCCGTGGCCTCGATCAGTGTCGACATAGACGACGGAAGCGTCGGTGACAGCGGGCGCCGGAGGTGGCGCACTGGGTGTCGCGATGGCAACTCCGCCGAAAATAACGACGGTAAGCGCAAGCAATGCGATCGCGGCCCATCTATAATATCTCATCTTGTCTCCTCTGCTGTGGTGAGTGCGAGGACGACCGTTGGTAGCGGTCGCAGCTTGCTAGTTGGTGGCTAGCATCCGTGACCTTGATGTAAACTTACAAATTTGTCAAGGAAATGTGTGGACGGCGTTAGTTAAGCGTTGGTAAATGGCCTCGCCTGCCCTTACGTGGCCGGCGCTCTGGGCGCTGTTGAATATACTCTTCCCGAACCATCAGCATCTCTGCTGCGATCGCTGCGGCGACAAAGGCGGCGCGAGCTTGCTCCGGATCGCGAACGCCTTCCATAGCCTCGAGGCACATCACTTGAGCAACGACCCACTCCTTGCCGCGGTTGTCTTCGGGCCAGCGGTAGAGCAAGCTGTGGGCAAGATCCGCAAGCGTAACGTGCCGCCGCATAGTGATACCGTTGCCGCGCTCGACGGCGACGAGGAGATCGCGGATAGGTGTTGTTTCGGCGGTATTTTCTGGCATCAGTCACCTCCGGACGAATCACGTGAGTGCTTGGCGGTGGAGAGTCAAGAGGCTAATTAGAAATTTCTAAAAAACAAAAATAGCCCCGCCACCGGTTAGGGCAGCAGGGCTTGGTCCGAAGATTGTATATAATTACTGGTCAGCTGCGCGTCGTGCGGCTCGTGGTGCGCTCGAAAGCCCGATCGAGCCTTTCGTGGACGCTGTCGATGCGATTGCCCACACCTTCGATCGCCCGCATGATTTGGGCGGTCTGCTCCTGCATCCCCGCCTTTGTTACGAACGTCTCGGCAGCGTGCAGTTTGTGAGCCGCAAGATCAGCAGCTACTTTTTCCGCCTTGTCTTCGGCAACCTTTACCTTGCCTTCCACACGCGCCCACACGCGCCAGCCTGCACCGGAAAGCATGATAAAGAAGCCGATTACGGCCATTAGCTCCGCTCCGGTCATTTTTGCCTCACGGTCTGCTTTGGAACGGCCGTCAAGCGTCCGTCCCTGTCTAGGATAAAGTCAACCAAGGCAAGATTCCTGCGGTAGCACATGATTAGAGATGAGCGGTCAGTAATCCATAGTTTCTCAAGCCGTTCTTGTGCGAGCGGCCCGTCGCCGAGATCTACCGGAAGATTGCATTTCTTGAGGAGTTCGTCGGACGGCATGGCGATCCGTGGCGGGATCGCCGGCGTGACCTTAATGGACTTCGTTAATGCGGCGCACGCTGGGAGCACCGAGCACAGGCTTGCGAGCATCAGGATCTTTAGCAGCTTCACCGGCCAGCTCCTTTATTCGGGTTTCAAGTTGGGAGTTGGCAGCCTGCATCTCTGCAATCGCGATGGCCTCGCGCGCTTTGGCCGCATTGTTGGCTGCGTCCTGCCGCTCGATCTCTGCGATCTCTGCGGCCTTGTAGTCGCCAACGATCTTGTCGATGCGCGCCTGATAAGCCACAGCAGCCCGCTGGTAACCTTTGTGGTCGACGTAGGCATACGCACCAAACAGGAGGAGGATCGCGGCCAGTGAACCAACCGTCCAACGGCCGACAGGGCTTAGAAGGAAAGCGATCATTTTGACCCCGTAGCCAGCTGCTTGGCGTACTGCTCAGCCGTCATCATCCAAGCCTTCACGAAGAGGCCGATGAGATTAAGCGCGCCGACAATCTTCAGTGCTTGGACTGGCGTGAAGAACACGAGCCAGTCGAAGCCGATAAGCAGCGCGACAAGCGCCGACACAAAAGCCGCCGCGTAGTTCAATGCGTTGGTTATTTTGGTGGAGTTCATGCGACCCCCTGTAGGCAAAGCTTCAATTCAGCCTGCCGCCGGTTGACGAGCCCCTGCACTACCCGGCCACCTGCCTTGTTGAATGCGGTCATGGCATGGCAGCTTTCTTTCAGCCGGTTCTCGCGTGCTAGCCGCGCGAACGTCGACTTGCAGGCTGCGCCGACGCCGACGTTGTAGGTCACAGAGATAGCGGCAGCCTGCCACTCAACCGGCTTGCGGTCGAAGTCGGCGATGCACTCGGTCAGTGGCACGTAGTAGTCGTCCATGACGCGCGTCAGAAGCTTCTCGTCGCACTCGGCCTTGGAGAACTTCATGCCCTTGCGGATGCCGAGCGTCTCGCCGTAGCAGGCCGTCCACACGCCGACGATATCGGGATAGGCGGTCAGCGACAGCCCCTCCCAAGGCTTGATCAGCGAGCCGATCGAAAGCGCGACGGCCGCAATAGCTGCGACCGCCTTCTTATTCAGTTTTGGCATTCTCGCCTCCGGAGGGTTGCGCCAAGAGACGTGCCGCCCACGCGCCGCCAAGCAGCGCCAGCGTCAACCACCATGGCAGGTAGTCGGACACGACCGGGACCGTGTTGAGGATGATGTCGGCCAGTGCCGCGAGCTCGAGCAGCCGCAGCGACCAAGCGCGCCGAAGCACCCGGCGAACGTCGGGGATGAGTTTCATGGGGGTGTCCTGATATGAAAAAGGCCCGCCGAAGCGAGCCTTGATGGTGGTAATTAGTTATTGAAGCGCGATTAGATCACAACGTCCCGATCGGCCCCGCGTACGGGATATAGATCTGTCCCGCGAAGAAAGCCGCCACCAACGCTGCAGCTACCAGAAAAAGCACTACCCTGCCGCCGCTCATGATATCCCCTGCCAAAAACGTTGATACACTCTTAACGATACAGCCGTCGCCTTGCAAGATTACCCCTCCCGCCATAATAGGGCGATGAACAACGGAATATCTGGGCACATGAAAGATCAGCGCTTTAGGACGTTTACGATCCTCGTCGCAATCGTTGTGGTATTTGCCGCACTCAATATCGGGCTAGCGTTCAACGTTGGGGCCCTTTCTGTTCCAACCATTTACGATGATAACGGCTATCTTCTAGACGCCTACCAGCGCGTCGCCTTCGATGGCGTTAGATCGGTCAGCGACATTTTCCGCTCGTTCCTATCAAAGCCACCTCGTGCGCCTGTCGAAACGCTGTCGACCATGGCCGGATTCTATCTCTTCGGGCCGCACAACTACGGCGCCTACATCATGAACGTATGGGGGCTTCTGGCTTTTGCGACCGGCATCTACGTGATTTGCCGTCGGAGGATAGGAAGCCGCTTCGCGCTGTTGATGGTAGTTGCTTTGATGTTCGTCCCGGCTACGGGAGCGATCATGACCGAACTACGGCCTGACATGATAGCGGCCGCCCTTTTCGCATTCTCCGGATATTGGCTGATCACATTCGGATACGACAAGTTGCCTGTTTCGAGATCACTGCTTCTCGGTGCATTCGTCGCCTTCAGCATGATTGTTAAGCTCAGCGCCGCAATCATCACCATCCCGATGCTTGGTTTCGCCTGGGGGCTGGGAATGATCAGACGCATACCGGAGCGGCGATTTGTTGAAGCCATGCCTGCTGCTGCCGTGGTCGCCGGGACAGTATTGATTCTATTGACGCCCATCGTCTATGTTTGGGGATACGGCACCTACGAGTATATCAAGGCTGCTGTCTTCACTCAAAGCGACATCTGGAACACTCCAGGATCTTGGCTTCTCCACTTAGCGTTCAATTCATTCGGGTATGGCGGGCGGAACGCCCTCGGCATTTTCCTCTACGTCGGCATTATCGCAATCGGTGCGGATATCGTCTCAATCTCGCTGCGGAAGGCGAGAGGCGTAGAAGACTTGCAGACCGCCGCCTATTACCTGTGGTGCGCAGTCATCTATATCGGGACCGCAATTAGCCAGGTGAAAAACCTGTATCAGGGCTCGTTCTTTTATTTCCCGTTCATTGTCGCAACTGTCGTTGCAATCTCTCGGGGTCTGGGAACATCTAACCGAGCAGTATCGCACATCGCCACCGCTGCTGTCGCGCTTTACGCTATAGCCTTCATGCCTCCCAGCAACAGCTATCAAGACGGGCGCTACCGTCCCGAGACGCAGGAAATGCTGAACCAGATCAGCTCGCTCGTGTCTCGCAACGTGGGGAGAATTCCCGCTTGCGGAAATGCCATGCCCCTGTTCACCGCCGCCAATTCCTACCCAATCACACCTGAAGCCGTTGCGCTCGATGTGGGGCAGAAGGAACGGAAACGGATCGAGATTGCATTCACCTACGCCGAGCGGTCGATCGACCAGGTGGCCGACATCATGGGCCGATCGAACTTCGTTCTGTTCCCCAACGAGGCCGGATTGAAGGAGGCTGTGATCCAGCGTCTACCCGGCGTGGGCTTCCTAGATGAAATGAAGGCAAGGCTTGAAAAAGATCCAAAATGGTCGGAGCATCGGATCGATGTGACCGATGCTCCGACGCTGTTCATTCGCACTGGGTGCTAGATTACGGCAGGCAATTGACCACCTTGATGCCGGCACCCGAAGACCCGTTCAAAAGCGTGCCGGTGATGTTGCCGCGCAAATCGGCCTCACTGACAATGATGTTATCAGCACCCGCCGCTATCTGGATACCGTACGACTGGAACCCCGTGGACGAATAGTTGCCGTCCCCGCCGTACTTGCCACCGTTGAAGAATATCCCGCCCGTGTTTGCCACGGCGATGTTAACGCCAGGGTTAAGGCCGCTTCCGGCCATCGAGTTACCCGCGACAAAGCAGTTGTCGAAGCGTATTTGTTGTGCTGACGTGGCGTTAATCAGGACGCCGTGCTGGCGGTGTCCCATGATGACGCAGCTGTCGAAATATACGCACCGAGCATCGCCAGAGATAACAACGCCATAGGTGGCAACGGCAATCCCCTTGATCGAGCAAGTATCAAAGTGGATCTCGCCCATAATCGACCCGGCGTCGGCACCTTGAATGAGGATATTGTAGGTTCCCTGCCCCTCGTCAAACATGACGGTGTCGAACCACACGAGAGAAATTGAATGCGTCCCGTGGTTGATCATGAGATTTGCAAGCCCGCAGGATGCAATATGACCACCGTTAAACCACAGCCCGTCGCCCGACGTTATGACAATACCGTAGTCGGTCGAAATCTGAGCGGTGTTGCCACGCAGGTTAATGTTGTTGAAGAACACATCGCCGCAAGACGGATGGCTGTATCCGTCATTTTCAGACATCGAGAGATATTTGCGGCTTGTCTTCGTGCCGCCGAAGTTGTTGGTGAAGACGAGATACCAGTCGCTAATGTGCGCCGCCGTGAGCGCCTTACAGGTCATGCCGATGAAGCCTTGCAGCATGAAAATTCCGCTACACTGGACGCGAGTAGCGCCATCGAACACGATGTGTGAGCCGGATGTGGTCAACCCCCCCGACTCGAAGCCGATATCGATCACTCCGAGATTGGAGAGCGGCGCGCCGGTACCGGAATTCCCGGTAAAGGTCACGGTATTGCCGTAATCACCCGTGCGGTAAATTGTTGACAGATACATGCCGTCACCAACAAGGTACACATTGCTGGTCGTGATCGCGATAGTGCTGGAAACAAGATACCTCCCCTTCGGGAAGTACACACGCCCACCGCCTGCAGCCACACAAGCGGCTAGCGCTGCATTGATCGCTGTCGTGTCATCGGCAACCCCGTTTCCAAGTGCACCGTAATCCTTGACGTTGAAGTACACGGCAGACGAGCCGCCGCCCTGGACCTCGAGCATGAATGGCGAAACTTTTGTCAACATGCTTTAAGCCTTTATTTCTTCAATGATGAGGCGCGTTGCGGCGGAGCCGCCATAGAGACGAGTGCCGCCGCTCGGATTGCCGTTCACATAAAGTGTTTGGGATCCAGTCTGGACGCCGACGCGCAGCGATATCGTTTGGGGCGAGATGCTTCCGGGGGCGTACTCGACCTCACCGCAAAAGTTCTGGAAATAGTTGCTAACCGGCGTGACAAACCCGCCCGCATGAATCGCGTTCGCATTTCCGTTGAATACTGCATGCGCGCAGGCAAAGACGCCATTGCCTCCCATGAACCCGCTATATCGAATGCGCAGCTTGTTCGCGGTCGACTTCGGCGTGATCGACACCGATATGATCTGTGTGCCTTCCGTGATTTGCGGAATAGTGTCGTCAAGCGGTATGATTGCGGTGATGGCGGTCGCGGCAGCGTAGCTGCCAACAACACTATCAACCACGCTACCGGCCGGGGAAAACAGGTCGCGCAATTCTGCGGCCGAGATTTCTTCCATGTCGCCAGCGCCTGCCGACTTTCGTCCGCTGAGGCGTAGTGTAGCGCTGATGTTCTGCATCTTCGCATATGTCACCGCGTCGTCGGCCAACTTCGGTGTCGTTACGCTCCCATCGGCGGGGGTGTTGACGTTGACCGCATTGCCGATCCGCACCTCGAACTTGATCCCAGTAGGCACGTTGATGCGGATGTAGTAGTTGCCGCCAGACGAGACTAGCGAATACGCGCTATCGGTGATCAGCTGAGCGACACCGCCAACGACCGGGAACATGTTGTTCACAGATCCGGGGTTTATCGGCAAAAGGTAATCGGCCGAAGCGCCAGAGCCGGTAAACGGTCCAGCCACAAACCAGTTATTGCGGATGAAATCGGCATAGGCCGAGGCTGCTGCTGCCGCCGCCTCTGCCGCAGCCAAGATGGCAGCGCTAGCCTGATCGCTCACGAGTCGGAAGGTCGACCCGGAGACGATTCCCATAATGATCATGCCAGAGACGAGACCGCCCGCCGACAAGTCCGCCCCGCCATTGGTCTTGATCGTGAGCGGAGTTTCGCCATTGAACGATACTGTGACTGGGCTACCGGTGTTCGCCTCGGATACCGCAAGCCAAACGAGCGCCGAGCCAGAGACGGGAAGATTGGTTGTGGCTTGAATGGCATCTGGGGCGCCGGCGCCAACGTCTGATGCAATGATAAATGAGTACGGGAGGTCAGCAATCCGCACCCAAGACCCGGCACCAGATGCGCCGATCTTTCGATAGATACCGTTGTTAGCGGCCGTCGAGTCCGATACGACCCAAGCCATTGCGTTATTTGCCGGCGATAGATCAGAGTTTATTGCCGCCAGCGAGGGATAGACAGATCCACCGGCTGACGTGAAGGCGGTTATTGTCGCCTCGAGCCAAGCGCCCCAAGAGCGGGCCTCAGACTTCTTGACCTTCTTGGCGCCGGACGATGGGACGCCAGAGGTGTTGTAGTCATCGAAGACCACAGCGGCGGTAGGTGCCGGCATACAATTCTCCATAAAGAAATGGCCGCACGAGGCGGCCTAAGGGAGTCGATGTTTTTGGGGATCAGGTGACGACGAATGAACCCGTCGCGACCGCCGAAGCCGGCACGCCAGAGGCATTGATCGCTTCGATAAACCCGTACTTGGTGCCGGCCGTCAGACCGGTGACGACACGACCGTCGGCAATGTTCGGCGGCCCATACTCGGTGGCAACCAGCGTCGACCCGCTGAAGCTGTTCGTCGTGTTGATGTAGATCCGAACGCCGGAATAGTTGGCGCTGTTTGGCGCTGTCCAACTGAAGCTGCCCTGCCCTGCACCGCCCGTTACGCCTGCGCCAGTGACCTGACCTGGCGGCGTGGGATCGGCAACGGCCGTCCGCAACTCATATGCTGTGAACGGCGAGCTAGCGCCTGCCGACCACGCACGAAGCCGGAACTGATACTGCGCGCCGTCCGCCAGATAGCCGGATCGGACTTGATCGACGCCGGGTTGCGATACTGAACTTTGCGGTCCAGTTGATCCAGATGTCTTTTCCCACTCGAGTTCATAAGTCAGGCTATCTGAAACATGATCCCAACTTGCGAGTGCATAGGCAGCCGTTGCGCCGCCAGACACTACTTCGGTCTGGATAACGACATCGAAGTTGACGGGGACCGGCACGCCCGTACGCGGGACGATAACAACAGAAGCACCGGGTTCGCCCTCCTCCGTCGCCGCGTTGAATGCGTACAGGTCGGTCGGCACCACGATCCCGCTGAAACTGACAGTCATGTCGCTAAGCGATATGGTCACTTTCGATGTGATCTCGACCACAGCGTCAGAAAGCTTCGGCGCGTACTGAACGCGGACAAATCGATGGTATGAAATATCGGCGCTTGGATCGTAGTGAGCGGTAATCGACACCTTCGCCCCATTTCTCCTGATGTAGGCTAGCTTCTGAAGCCGCTGAATGTGGTTATGCGACTGCACCGCCACGTTCTCGACGGTCATTGTCCGCTCTGTGTCCTCGCCGATATACGGGTTGCCGTATATTGCAGCGTCGTTGGTGTTGTAGAGGTCAGACGGATCGGTAAATCTGCCGCGCACCGCCAAGACCGTCGTCGATGGATCAACGTTGGCATTCAGACCGAACGAGATGATATTGTCGCGCGTCAGCGTGATAGTCGGAGCAACGTATTCGCCGGCGTGCACGCCAATCTTGCCGTCGGATCTCTCGTAGACGACGAGCTCAGCGGCCTGATCCATGGTCCGGCCAACTTCGATCGGATCGCTGTCAGCCCGGAACCACATGCCGCCGTGGTAGCGGCTTTCGTTCGCGCCAGATCTATTGACCACCGTCTGGTCGCAGACGTTCGCTGCATTGATCCAGTCTGGCGGATGCATGTCGTCGAGCGACATCTTGCCGCCATATGGGCTCGTCAGGTGCCAAAGGCGCATCATCGCGATGTTGCTCGAAAAGTCGGTGACACCATTGCGCGGGTCATAAAGAAGCATGCCGTTGATGACGGCTGAATGCTCCGGCATCTGGTTCGGATATACCTTAAGGTAGTCCTCAGATGGAGCGGTTGCGCATGCCATCATGATGGACGCGATTCCATCGCCTCGGTGAGCCGCAGACCAGATCGTTGGGAATGTTCCTACGACCTGAGAGTACGCAGTCTCCAGCGTCGCGCCATTTCTGGTCTCCAACCTCACATAGCCACCCGCAAAATGCGCTGGTGTCGCTACATTCCCGGCGCCATCTAGCGTCACCGCCTCATCGTGCAGGTAGTGTTGCACAAAGCTATGAACCCGATGACCAGCCGTGGTTATGATGTGAAATGCGACGCCGTCCTTTTCCTCGAGAAAGACGTAGTCGCCGGCCTTCTTTACCGTGCCAAGGATAATTGGCAACGATGGCACCGACTGCTTCAGATTGTAGGTGCCGTCTTCCGGCTTGGGAACCGCCGGCTTTGGCGTGAGGGCCTTGGAAAGAAGGGTGGCGCCGGCAAGCAGACCGCCGTAGCTCAGCGCCAGTGTGCCGAGATAGAGGGCGTTAGCCGCAGCGACAGTAGTCGCGTACGAGGACACGATCAACGCGCCCAAGCTAATAATGTCTGGCATATTTTTAGATTTCCCAAACAGCTAGGGGCTTGGCGGAAAGCGGGCCGACGCCGGCGCGGGAGCGCACCAACCAGTGAGTGCCGTCGAAGATGGCGCCCCACTGGCGGGAGATGTTTGTCGGGCTACCAATGACGCCAATTGCGCCGACATGTGGCGAGGCAAGTGGTTGACCGTTGATGTTGGCGACGCAGCCCGCCACCACGGGGGCAACGCCACCAGCTTCGCGGATGATCGACTCAAACCCTGCCTCGTCCGAATAGGTGCCGCGCAAGTGCGCGGCCGGGTCCGGATGGCCAAGCCACATCGCCCAGTCTGCGAGGAAGAGGCAGCAATCAACGGTGCCGGGGTCCCACGGCCGCGCTTGTTGTGCATCCAGAAACAAGGCCAGCCGATCCGCTACCAGTTCGGCCATCTGATCGTTCGATCCTTCAGGCCAGGAATGCGCTCGCAGAATTTGTCATCAGGAGCGGATGGATTAATGATCTTCGCCCGAGCGCGCTGGTCGACGTCGGAAAGCACCGCGCCATTGGTCACATTGCGTAGCGTAAAGCGGTTGGCGACATCGACCTGAATAGTGGAATTGATAACGTCGCCAGCCGCTTGGTCGACGAAGTTCAAATTCGACACAGTGCCGGTAAACTTAACGATCGGATCGCCGACAGGCTGCTCGAAGTCATCGCACTTCTGCAACAGGATGCGGAAGTGAGAGCCGACGATATTGCCAGCTTGATAATCAACCCAGACGGCGTCACTTGTCGCCCCATCAACTCCGGACAGCACCAACGAGAGCGTGAAGGCTTCGGCGTTGATGGCTGCCTCGATCTGGGCAAGTGCGTCCTCAGTGAGAACGCATGCGCGGTAGATCTCGCCGTCATCTCCAACAAACGGGCCACCTGACCCGTCCCAAAAGCGAAGTGTGCCAGATGGAAGCTCCACCTGGCAAAGAACACGAAGACTTGCCACGAGGCACTCCAATCAAAGGGGGCGGTCAGTCCGGCTAAACCAGCGAGTTCCAGTAGTCCGTCGCCTCGATGAAGCTGACGTTGGGCTTGACGCCCTTGGTTATCGCATCCTGCGAAATATCCATTCCGCGGTCGTCGGCGAGATGGCAAAGGCAGGTTGGCCGATCGAACTCGAGCGAGGCGCCAGACGGGATGAGCTCGCGAACCGAAGGCGAGATCAAGACTGTCCAGATGTCGCCGTCCGTCTCGAGCACCGGCCCCGTTTCGTAGAGCGCGTGGTTGTATGAAAACCGTACGCCGACGAGGTCCGCCGCGGCCTTGATGATACGAAGGCGGATGGACGTTGAGCCGATCGGCGTGTTGCCGTCGGTCACAACCGAAATCGCGCCCTGCTCGTATGAGCTGTCGTCATCGAAGAATGAATCGTCGCTGTGCGGCAGATCAACGGCAGGCTCGAATCTTCCCGAGACGTACGGCGCCGACAGCCCAGACGGAACGCGCACAGCGATCAAACCGGAGCGGCCACCAAGCTTCTGCCTGATGGCCTGCCACGTGCGCCACTGATCGCGATAGCGGTTCTGAATCGCGATGCTAGCGTAATCAATCGCCCAATAGCCAAGATCCGTGCGCGTAACCGGCTCGACGCCGCCAAGCGACTTGCCGCCCGAGCGAGTGAACGGAACAACGTTCGCCTGCACCTGCCGAGGCGTGAGAAGGCAAAACGGCCATTCTATAATCGTTGCCATTTCGCCTCCTTACGAATTGCGGTAGTCGCCGCCGGCCGTGTTGTTCTGGTATTTCGCCATCGTCGGAACGACCTGCTGAGTGGCCGCGCTCACTATGCGAGGGCTGGCCTCGGTCACGGTCTGTTGGCTCACTGTTTTGACGAACGGCATCAGATTGCCGCTTCCGTCGACATCGACGCCGACGGTTACGTGGACGCCAGACTGGCCACCCATCTTAGTGCCGCGCGGGAGGACAACCTCGCCTCGTTGCAGGATGGCCGGAACTTCGCCGGGCTGGAGGCCAGCGACGCCGCCTTTGTGGTAGCGCTTGGCACCACCGAAGACCGACGGAGAAACCGATCGCCCATGTCCGTAGCCGTCAGAACCAGCGACGCCGCCGCTATGCAGAATGCCTGGAATAAGCATGCCGCCCAGCAGACCGCCTGCACCTCCGCCGCCGCCACCGAACAGCCCGCCGAGGAGGCCGCCGCCTCCACCTGTGCCAAAGACGGCGTTCAGGCCGACATCGATAAGCTTGTCGACGACCTTATCCAAGGCGCCAGCCAATGCTTCCGCCGCTGACTTGCCGCTGCGTAGATCTGAGATGAACCCACCCACGACATCGCGGCCGAGATCGCGAAACTCTTCAGCCGACTTGCGCAGTCGCTCTTGAGAAACCTTAAGTCCCTCGCTCGCCGACGATGCCTTGGCGTAGTTCGTGGCTAATGCATCAATGCTGGCCGCAAGCTCAGGCGTAACTGTCACGCCAGCCTTCTGGGCTTCAGACAGCAACTGCTGCTGAATCTTAGCCTTTTCGACTGCGAAGCCGTAGTCTGTGATGAGCGGGTTTAGCTTCGCCTGGGCAGCATATTCCGCATTGAGCACATCGATGCGCTTCTGGATCTCGGCGACGTCGCCCTGAAAGATCTGGTCTGGCGTCTTCTTGTTGCTTGAAACGATGCCGGCATCCGACAGCGAAATGCCCGTGCCGGAAAGGTAAGTCTGCGCTTCTTCCTTGCGCCTACCAGGGTTAGAGGTGAGCGCCGCAATAGCCTTCGCGACCTTCTCCGGCCCGCCGCCATCTTGGATCGCCTTTACGATCGAGTCCGGCAGAGAGCCATAGTTGTAGGCAATCGACGTCAGCGCGGCCTGCTGGCCGTCGGAGAGGCTCTTCCAAGTCTCAATGCCGATGGCCTTCTGGATGCCGTCCTGGAACTCCATGATGCGGCGCGATAGGTCTCGCTGCGCCTCGTCGAGCGTGACGACGGTGTCCTTGGTGACCTTCTCAATCACGCCATTGGCGCGCGTCGCGGTGTCACTGCCGAAGCCGACACGAAACGCATTCGTGTCCCATTTGGCATTGGTGATGAAGCCCTCAAAAGAGCGTATCAGCTTGGCAGCGGCAGACTTTCCGACTTCGTCAAGTTGCGACTCGTTGAAGTCGAAATTGCTTGCCTCCATGCTGTTCATGAATTTGCCGCCGCCGGAATAGAGAGGCGATAGGCGGCCAAGTGGACCGGATTTGTTAATCTGATCCTGCAGACCATTCAGGTTCTTGGCGTATTCACCGACCTGTTCGAGCGCCTTCCCCATCGCGGGTATAAGCTCAGTTTTGATCTTGTTGGCTACGTCGCTTATCGCGCTGCCGCCATTCGCGCCAAGACCGATCGCCGAGGCAGTCAGTGCAGCGAACGCGTCCTTGGCCTGCTGGCCAGTTAGGTAGACGTCCTTAAGGCGCTTTTGGGTTCCCTCAATCGCTTCCTGAAGCGGAATGGATTCCTGCGCAGACAGGCGAACCTGCTTGGCGAGTTCCCGAATATTGTCGGGAATGCCAGTCATGCCCTCGATTTTTGCCATTTCGAGCGAGAAGCCGCGGAAGTCCGGGACATCCTGCTGAAGCAGCGAGAGCGCGTGCTGGAAGTCCAGAACGGTCTGCGTAGCGCCACCGAACTCGCTTACCGGAACACTGAGAATGTCCGACGATAGATCCTTACCAGCCGCCTGAATGGCCTTCTGCAGACTGCCAAACTCGTCGCGAAGCTTTTGCAGCTCGATCTTTTTGACTGAATCCGAGTAGTCTTCAGCACCCTTCTTGGCGATGCCCCAGGCATCGTCGAAGGACTTGATAAGCTCTGCGTGGGCCTTAAGGATCTTCTCTGCGTCCGGAACATCGGACTTGAGCGTCGTGATGTACTGAACCGCCGCACCGGCCAAGCCGATAAGGGCATAGGAAGCGAGAGAAACAGGGTTGACCACCTGAGCAAGCGCGCCGCCAAGCGTCTTGACCGCGCCTACGATACCACCGCCCGCTCCGTTGAAAACCTGCGCTACCTGGCTGCCTTGCTGCACCATGATGGTGAATGGCGACGTGCCGCTGGCAAGACCCATGGCAATATCGTTCAACTGGAACGACAGATTGGAAACAGCCGCAGACTGCCTGCCAAGCGACTGGACAACCCTCTTGCCGCCGCTGTCAAAGCTGCCAGCAACATTGTCATTGGCCTTCTTGAACTTGTTCTCGATGCCACCGGCGGTATCGCCGGCGGTTTTCGCGATCGCAGCAAGTTGCTTTTCGAACTTCTTCGTTGTCGCCTCAATAGAGACAAGCAGGCGAGCGGTATCGTCACCAGAGGCCATTTAGAAACCCTCAATCCCAAGATCCGCAGCGATGTCATCAGTCATGGCGGGCGGCGCTTCTTCTTCGCTTGCGTGGGCTTTGCGATAGCCTTCCATGCAGCACGCGAATTCCCAGAGCGTCATGTCGTCGATGTCGCGGGGAGAATAGCCGACGACGGCGCCTGCGCCGTAGTAAGACGACCAGCGAGTCTTACCGTTCGGAAGCGGGTCTAGTTGCTTTCCGCCGCTATCCCCGCTTCTGGCTCCCCCGGCTGATCATCCGTTTCCCACATAATAAAGCGTCTGATGATTTCTGCCGCAGTAACTGCAAGCGCATAAGGGCTCGCAACGTCAAGAGCGGCCTCAACCGCTTTTTGCGCGTCGCGCTCCTGCATCCCACCACCAACAAGGCCGAGCCTGATTGGCCCGACCACGTCGTCGATCTTCCATTGAGAAGACAAAAGCCGCATCATGACCACGGCGCACCCGGCGTCGCTGCGCTGCTCGATCGCACGCAATTCGCCGATGCCCAGGCGGAAAGAATGCTCTCCGCCTGGCCAAACGATCTCCTCAGAGCCACGCATTAGGCTTTTGCCGTCCGCGTCGGGATGCCGTCGAACTGAACTTCGATTTCAGCCGTCACCTTCGTGCCGCGTTCGGCCTGGTTCGAGATCGAGACGAGGTAGGCATTGCCGGTCTCGTATTCGGTGTCGCCGATGGCAGCATTTACGTGCTGGACGCGAACACTCTTCGTGGCGCCGGAGTACCACCAATCCAGCATGGTCTCATGCGACTGAGCGGCCCAAACACCAGATCCAGAGATCGTCACCTCCTGAGACTGTACGGCGCGCTCGACTGCGGCCGGCAGGGACTCGTCATCGCAATCCGGAACTTCGGACGTAGACATGTTGCTCTGGCGATTAATGCCACGCGAAGTCAGGCCGCAGAGGCGAGAGTAGACGCCAGAACCAGCGGTCGTCTCAACTTCTAGGACAAGTTGATGAAAGTTGGCGGTCGTAGCCCTTGTCATTGATTTCTCCAATAAAAAAGCCGCTCAATGGCGGCCGGTATGGTGGCGGGCTAAACGCCCTCTTTCTCGGAACTCCGCCTCTTTGGCGGCTTTACCTTAGTCGCTCGGCCGATTGACACGGCGTATTCGACGAAGTCATGCGGGAAACCCTGCGCTTCCGGCTTCGGCTTTGCGTTGAAGCTAAATTTGCTCTTTGGGCGGGACCAGTTCACTTCTCGAATGACAACCATCCACGCCATATTTGCCCCGATCATGGCTCCGGCTCTTCTATGCTGGCCGTTACAGATGCGACGCCGTGGGTGGTGAGCCCATCGGAGTCCGTAAATACACGCCTGAAATCAACGCGGATCTCGGCGAGTGCGTTGTCTGTCATCGCCAGTTCCTGCTCATGAAGCGTGCGATAGATCAGATCAACAATCGTCTTGGCTTCCACCTGGCCGACGGCTTTCGACCACACGTCCAACTGGAATGAGTGGACCCCTGAAGTCACGCAATCTGCGCTGTCGTCGACAATGTCGGATGGCCCGAAGCTTATGTAGGCGTTTTTGGCGCCATAAGGCGAAGTCGGCACCCTATCGTACACGCCGCCAACAACGGCCATGATGGCTGCGTTTGCTCGCAACGTGTCGTATAGAAGCTTCTGAAGTTCGATTGATGGACCCATGCTAACCAGCCTCCGCTTCCGTCACCGGCCCAACGAACTTGATGGCCTTCTTCATATCGCGCGAAATTCGCGATTTGATGCGCTTTCGAAGCGAACGGTACGAAGGAAAGAAAAACGGATGCGCTGGACTGCCTGGATGGGCATCTGCCGTCCCTGCGAAGCTCTTATTTCCTCCACCTGCCGCCACATTGTGCGGCGCGGTACCAAATTCCACAAAAGCAGCGTAAAACGCTTTCTCATTGCCGGCGTAGACGGTGATCTTCAATCCCCGCTCATCCGGATCGCTCTGCGCTAGGACTTTCGAGCCAGCGGGAGCATTGCCCCACGTCCAACCAATGCTGTCGCGAAGGTCTCCGTCATCCACCGGACAAAGTCGCTTCATCATGGCTACAAGTTCGTCTGCGCCCTTTTCCATGGCCGCGCGCGCCGACGCCTCAACCCTTTTCGGCAAGGCGGCGATGGTTTTCTTAAGCTCGCCGACACCTTTGACCATCAGATTGTCACGCCGCTTTCACACAGAAAATCGATGTAGGCGCGGCCAACGTCGTGCGTAACGTCGCGGATGGCATATTGCCTTCCGGTTCGGATATCCGTCAGCCGCCAATCGGACGTCACCCCACGAGTGGCCACACTTGACCGAACCCGCACGACGACAGGGTGCCTATTCTCAAGGCGTGCGGCGATTACTGTCTCGCCGCCGCGGAGATTGGTGTATGCGCCGGCAGTTTGAAACTGCTCAACCCAACCGGCGACGGGATTCCCGAAGCCGTCATCTTGCTCACCTCGAACGGCAAAGGAGACGCGTTCTTGAAGTGATCCCGCACCTCCCTTTGGCATTAAGCGCTCGCTACGCCAGAATACTGCGGATCGACATTCAGGACGCTGGTGGATGCCGCGAGGCCCATCAGCGTGAAATAGTCTCCACCAGAAATGTCTGCGACCGGGCACAGCTTCCCTGGGGTGTCAGAAAGATAGTATGCGGTTCCGGCCGTCAGCACGGCGCCGACCGTCACCGGGCCACCCACGAGAACAACGACCGGCTGATTTGCAGCGGCGCCATTCAGCGCAACGCCGATATTTGCCGTCTGGCCGCGCGCTTCGGCGGATGCCGCGTCGCTGTCAGCAAGCTGCCACTTGCCCGTGGTGGCTGTGTCTAGATAGACGATATCGCCTGCTGCGATTGCTGCGCCTGCGATGCCAGTCTTGGTTTGCGCGCCGTTGCCGGCAACGACCGCGCTGGCCGTAATTACGATATCCGTCATAATGGTTCCTTAGCGGCTCAGCCGCGCCTGAAAATGGAATGGCCGCTATTGGCGGCCCTTAGCTTGACCGTGCGTGAGCAGTCCACCTGAAATTGACATGTGGGGTGTCCTCTAGCCGCGCCTGTAGTTGGAAAGCAGCGCATCGAACGCGCTCCAGTCTTCCTCTGCGGAATTCTCGCGCGTCTCGTAGGCGCCAGCGATGTACAGCAAGATTGCGCGCTTCACGGCAGCCGGCGCATCCTCGTAGCCAGCAACCGCTGTCACAGTGATGCGAGAACCAGCCCGGATGACAGGCCACTGCTTGCCGTATGCGAGCACGATTGATGGCTCCAGGCCATCTAGCCGCGCCTCGTAAACATCCACCGCAACGGTCTGGCCGACGCCAGCAGTGTCGATATAGGCGATGCCAGTAACGCTCATCAGCGGCGCCACAGGCAGGCGCGCCAGATCGGCCCAGCAATCGCACTTCAGTTCGACCGTCTGCTCGGCAAACAGCACATTGCAATATTTCTCGACGTGATCTCGAGCCGACGCCAGCATCAACTCGATGTCTGTGTCGTCGTCGGTGAAGTCGATGCGCAGGCGGCGCTTCGCTTCCTCAAGCGTTACCGGCTCCGTCGACGCCGGGTCCGTCACTTTCGCTGGATACCACATCGGCCTTCACCCTTTTGGAACGGCGCTCGGAAACAGGCGTCGCATCCGCGCGCTCAATCTTCTGTTCCGCTACGGGAACGGCGTACCCCGCAGAGATAAGGCGCAAAGCCTCACCCTGCGGGAAGTCGCGCTCATGACCGGGTGCGAGCGAATACTCGTTCCCGGAAAGGCCGACCAACATGCGGATAAGCATTACGGGGCGATAATACCGGCGCCACGAAGCGCCGCGAGAACAAGGTTAAGCGCCGTTCCGGCTGCCGTTCCGTCGGCCGCTGGCGTAATGTTGGCAATCGCGGCGGCCTGCGTGCCGCTGTTCGGGAGGATTTTGCCGCCAGTAAGAACCTGAATGGCGCCACCAGATTCCACGACAAGTGTGTCGCCACCAAGTGCATTGTGCACCTTAGAGCTAAAATCAGACATTGTGTTTCCTTTCTATGGGAATTGGCGGCCATTTGCGACCGCCATGGTCCGATTAAGCCTGAATGAGGTGCTTGATGGCTGCGGTGTCGCCGAGTTCGCCGTCCAGATAGATCAGGCCAGCGATACCGAGGTCAGGCCAGTAGGATTCGCGCTTGACGCCAATCATAGGCGAACCGACCTTGCGGACGTAGTACTTGCCGAAGTCACCGAACAGCATGGTCTTGTTACCGGTAGCGAGGTTCGCCATGGCCTGGTTGATGCTGTAACGATAGCCGAGGATGTTGCCAGGCACGCCGCTCTGTACGTCACCCATCGTCCAGATATATCGGCCGTCCCCGTCCTTCAGCTTGCGGAGAGCGGCCAGCGTCAGGTCATTGAACATAAAGCGAACCTTGGGAGATGCGCGATATGCCGGGTCGACGGAGTGAACCAGATCGATGATTTCGTCGTAGGTAACGGCAGCTACGGCTGCGGCAGTCTTGCCGAGCGTCGAAGCGGTAACAACACCATTGGGATCACCAGTGCCGTCGCCGGTCGTCAGTTCGACGTTGGCGCGGCGGCCAAGACGTTCGCCAAGAAGCTGGCCAAGCAGACTTTCCATATTGAAGATGGAGTCGCGTGCGAGTTCGAGCGAGAACTTAACCCACTGCGTATCGTAGCCGTAGGACTCAAGAGACTTCTGACCGAACACAGCATCCTTGCTGTTGTCGTCAGTCAGAGCCGTACCTTCTGCGTGCTGAACAACTGCAGTTGCTGTGTCGTTGACGGTCGGGATCTTGATCGTCACGCCTGTAGCTGTCGAAATAGTCGTGCAGATGTCTTCGTCGTACATCGGACCCCAAGCCTTCATGGACTTGACGAGGATGTTGGCGAGCTCGACTGGAACGGTGTAGCCGCCTGCAGTCGTGGAAGTGCCCTGCGTGGAAACCTGAACGCGCTTTTCTGCGTCAGGAACAATGCCTGCCTTCAGAACGGCGCGCTCTTCGCCAGACAGTTCGTCAAGCGACGCGCCTGATGCTAGGTACTTGTAGAATACCGAGCGGTACTCAAGCGCAGCACCATCGTCCTGGCCGCGGGCTTCGTCAGCCGATGCTGAACCAGGACGCTTCTTGGCGCGCTCTTCAGCGGCCCGGTCTTCGAAGCGCTTTTCAATGTCAGCAAGCTTCTGCTCGCGCGCGATCAGCTTCTCGACCTTGTCGAAGTCGGCCATGATGGTGTCGTGACGAGCGTCGAGCTCGGCAGAGCGCGCATCGTCGGTGTTCTTCTTGATTTCGTCCAGCGCTTCGCGCGCCTGGGCTACGAGAGAGCCGCGCTTCTCGTTCAGGTCTTTCAAAGACATGGTATACCTTTCGGGTAATGAAAATGGCGCCACCCGGCGCCGACAAGGTTAAACGGCGGGATTGCCGCCCTCCGGCCGGGCCGGGTCTTTACGAAGCCTCCGGCCGGATGCCTCGAATTCGCTGTTCTGTGGTTGCGCGCTTCTCGGCCAATCGGCGTTCGGCCGCTGCCCTGTTCTCTTTCCTGCGGCGCTCTTCTTCCTTGGCGGCCTCAGCCTCTGCTCGGATCACCTCTAGCGACCGAAGTCCGACGGAGGTGTCAGGATATGCCGGGAACGTAACGATTGAGATCTCGCTGATCTCTACCTTCTCCAACGTCCGGCCCGGAGGCTCGGTCGTGTCGTCCCACGTCTGCTTGAGTGCCCTGAAGCCGAATGAGCAGCCGCTAATATCTCGCCGCTCAACCAGTTTTGCGACGTCGCGCCCGATCGTGGTGTCGGGTAGATCGACTTCGAATCTGAGCCCGACGTCGTCCTCCCACAGCCGAAGAGTGCCACTTGCCGTTCGCCCGAGCACGTTGTCGTTCTGATGGTTGAAGAGGCACCGCACATCGCCCTTGATCGTCTCACTAAACGCGCCGGGCGCGATCTGCTCAACGAAGTAATCGGCAATGCCAGTAGGGGTATTGAACTTGGCCGCATATCCGGTGAGCGTCTTTGCGCCGTCATCGGCGCGAAGCTCAATCTGTTGCGCCAGGCGCTTTTCGAGTTCACTCATCCGGCGTCAGCCTCATCGTCTGGTTTGTTGTCATTGGCTGGCGGCTCTGGCGCGCCGACCTTGTTCTGTTGGCCGTAAGTCGCAGTGCCTAGCGGCGCCGTCGCACCCTGTAGGAACAAGTCGTCGCCGTGCGGCATGGCCGGTCGATTATCGAGAGCTCTTGCCTCATTAGGCGTCAGCAGCGCGTTCTGCACGGCCTTCGCCATACCATCCATGCGGGAGACGAAATCGCCTCGCATGATCGAATCAAGGTTGTGCTCTACGTAGCGTGAGCCGCCATTGCGTCCGAAGAACTTAAGGTTCAACTCGTCCTCGAGCGCCTTTGTCCACTGCCCGATTAAATGCTGAACCAACAGCAAGTTTTGCTGTTCGGTGTTCGCCATCGTTCCGTGGGTCAAGTCCTGCAGAAACACAGGCGGCAATTGGAACGCCCTAGCAATCTCCTCGACCTGAAATCGTCGAGCATCGACCATTTGACCCTTAGCGGGGTCAATTCCGACTGGCTTTAGATCGTTGCCTGGCGGAATTGGGAAAATCTGGCTGCTATTCGATTTGGCGGACTCGATTGCGCGTTTGATGTCTTCATGAGCTCGCTTGAGAGCATCTGCCCCTTGCGGCAATGGTCCGACGAGCGCCAGTGGCGGGACACCACCCCCAGCGAAGAAGTTTGAGCCATAATCATTCATGGCCAGCGCCAACTGAATGGCTTTGGATGCCTTATTGATCGGGCCGTAGTGGCGCAAGCCGCACGAATGTAGCATGAAGGCGATGTCGACCACGTCAGTCGCGTCGTATTCCTTATCCTCAAACGTGTATGAAACACGGTGGCCGACGCGCTTAATTGTGGTCTTCGAGGGGTCCATAGGCCAAAGCGAGTCGATGCCTTGTGGCGTGCGCTCGATATATGCCAAGCCACGACCGCCAGTAAAAACCTGCTGCCAGAAATACTGCCAGAACTTGAACGAGCCCATCAGATCGTTTGGCGCACCGTTGACAACAGCCTCCAGCCGCCCGCCGATCCGTTTAGCGCCTTCCTTGGTGTCACGATAGGCGTGCCGCGGTACGGCAGCCAAGGTGCGAGACAGGAAAGCAACGGCCGCCATAACGGCAGGCACATCCAGAGCGCTGTCGATCGTGACATGCGGAAGGTTTGCCTGCTTTATGCCGAAAAACGACAGAAAGTTAGGATCGCCGACCGATATCGTCTGGGTTTCGACTATTGCTCGCGTTTCTAACGCGTTTTTTGCCTTGAAAGGCCACATTTAAAACGCTCCTAGAGACGCCAGACTGAATGATGGGTCATCCCACGGGGATGTTTCTGGCAATGGATTTTCGAACAGGTCGCGCGCCTTCAGACCAAGGGCCATCGCACAGGCCACGGCTCCGTCGATGCGGAACCTTGTTGCCGACTTATCCAGTTTTCTGTTGCCGGCTGCGTCTGGCACTACGATCGCGTTAGCGAAACAGAAGCCAAGCACAGGGTTTCCATCATGTTTAAACCGGCGCTGGATTACGCTCTCCTCGAGAGCATCAACGGCCGGACCCATGCTGACAAACCCTTGACCCCAATCGACCATGCGAATGGCGCCGTCCCGCTTGTTTTTCTCATCCTTGTAAGCTTCAATGCCGATCCGATCGAACTCGACAAGAAGATTGTCGATGCGCGATCTGTCGTAAGCTATCCCGACAATCTCGTAGTCTTGCGAGATTCTGGCGATCGTCTGAGCCACATAGCCAAAGTCGATGACTTTTCCGGGCGCCGCATCAAGCCACCCCAACTGCGCCATCGTCGGATAATCGAAATGGTCGCGCTTGTAGTGATCGTACAGGTAGTCTTTGGGTTTCCAGTTCCACGCCTTGACGCGGTCCTCGCCAGCTTCTGCAGACACGGCAACCAGCGAAGTCAAGTCGACCTTTGCCGACAAGTCCAACCCGAGGTAAATCCGTTCGCCCTTGCACAGGACGCCCGTCTTCGAGGTTTTTTGTCCTTCATCAGTCGTCTCGCACGCTCTCCACTCGGATCTAGGGACGAGTGGAGACGTCTGATCGACACGCTGGTTGAGGTATAGATTCCGAAACGATGATTCGCGTGACGGCATGCGCACCGCTTCCTCCGCGAGCGCCCTAATGTCATCGGTCTTGCGGAAGTCGCCTAGCGCTGGATTGGCGGCGCCCCACGCATCCTCGTCCATCAGGTCATCAACATCTTCGCCGGCCGTGTAGAGGTGGACCGCGATCTTCGGTGAATTCGCCCGGAGACCGTCGTCAATCAACTGCGACAACGGGTGCTCTGGATCTGGAGACTGTGTGGAAATAACGAACCCAAGAGGCTCGTTCCGCGCACCTTGCGATGTATTCAGAACGTCGTAAAGTTCATGGTCGCGCGCCTGTGCCAACTCGTCATAAATCCAGACGGACGGGTTCAGGCCGTGTTTTGTTCCAGCCTCAGCGGATAGCGCGCGATAGAAGCTACCGTTACTTTTGCAAAGAATTGTCTTTGTCGACGGCACAACCGTCAGCGGACATTCGCCATCTGGGCCGAATTCAGGCTCCGCCTCAACCATCTGCCTGGCGAACTTGAAGACCTGACCGGCCTGCTCTCTGTCGGTCGCGGCCGAGTAAATCTCGCCGTTTATCTCCGATGCTGGTCCGCACAGGTGAGCGATAACCAAAGCTGCAATTAGCGCAGTTTTCCCGTTTTTGCGGGCAACAGACAAGATGGCGCGACGAACGCGTCGGCGACCGTCGGACAGAGGAGCGTACACGTCAAACACAAACTGCTTCTGCCATTCACGCAGCTTTATCGGCTCACCTTGGCCTTCGCCACTGGGAACCCTAAGAAGTTCGATGAAGTTAATTACAGCCTGCGCGCGAGCCAGGCCATCTTCCGTGACGCCTTCGCCACGGGTGGCCCATTCCGGGCGCTGTGCAGGCTTCATTTTCCACCATTTGATCCAATCAATCCAGCAAACTTGGATTTTGGTTTATCCTTGCGCGGAGCCAGCCCGGCTCGCGCCTTCGGATCCAGGCCAAGCCTATCGCCCATCGCCATCATGAGTCGTGCCGCGTCGCTGCGAATTGCGAACCACGGGTTTTTTACCAGTCCACCCTTAGAACCAGCGACTAGTGGAGGCTCCGCTTTCAGAGCCTCGGTCGCCCTGCGATGATCTGCCCACGCAACCGCATAGATCGCGATACCGCCGGCATCGGTTGACGCGTAAGTTTCCGGCGGCATAGCCGAGACAATCATCTCAAAGCATTCGCGAGCATCTCCCTCAAGGTAGTTGGGGATATACACGTCACCGACGGGTCGTAATGATTCCGGCCGCTTCTTACGCTTGCCGGGATTGCCCTTCAGCGCCTGCATTTCCGGCGTTTCGGGGCGCGGTCCTCGTGCGCCCATATTCTAATTCACCTTATTGGAACCACATTTGAAAACCTGCGGCGTCACGCGTTGTGCTCCCACGCCGGTCCCTACCGGGCGATATCGATCGTTCGGGAGTCACCCCCTCCCTATAGGGGCCACCCATCGGGGCCGAAGTGGATCGTCTTCTGTCCAAGGTCTTCACGTTGACCTCTCGAAGCGTGACATGGCTTGCAGGTTGATAGGAATGGTCCGGTAAAGAACCTGTCGATGTTGCCTTTGTGACCACCATCAGCATGGTGAACCTCTGTCGCCTCAGTGACTTCGTCTAGCTCCAAACACCATTCGCATAATGGCTGCATGCTCAACTGGTAGCGCCTGATGGCGCGCCACTGTGATGTCTTATAGAGGCGCCTGTATTCAAGCGCCTCATGAGAGCGGCTATCGTTTCTCATCAAGCGGACATCACACATAAGAACTGGAGCTTTGCGCCATGGCGGCATATGAAAGCAAAAGCGGCAGGGAGCACCGTTAGATACTCAACCTGCCGCACGATCACCGCGTCGCGGAGGAGGCGCGCTGCGGTAATGGGAGCGAAGATGGCAACCGTTGCTCTGTAGAGCACTGCCGTTGTTGGCCCATCCTCGGCGACGACAGGAGTTACAATTTCCTGCCTCGCGGATAGTTACGCCCACCTCAGAGGCTGCACCCAACTGCAGCATGTGCGAGCGTCCGTCGCATAGCGTACGGAACAGTGTGGGATGCGCCTGTGCACAACCCTTCACTGTACTAGTGGTGAGATGTAGGAAACGGACATTAGGCCGTTCTCTTGAGTGAAGACGCCATATTATCGTTTGCTGCAATCAACACGCGCTTGCCTGCCTTGCGCGAATATTCCCCAGAGAAACCAGCCGATGCGCCGATGTCCGCCATATTCTCCGCAGTGGTTGCGGCCTCCAGAACATCGATATCTTTGCGTGTCATCGATGCCATGGCTTCCATCCAGCCCTCGCGCTCAATCATCTTTGAGTGCATATCCTGCCAGGCCATAGAGCCTCCGCCGGCACAGGTGGTCTTACGCATCCCAAGAAACAGGTCGGCTAGTATTTGTGTGCCTCGAGGCAGCCCATCGGGTAGCCTTTTCACGTCAGGCATGTTGGGCGTATTGGCTATTGCTTTTGCAAGCTCTGCCTTAGCCTCTTCCTTTGTGATCGGTTCGCCACGCTTCTTCTTTCGTCGGCACGGCAAATACTGGAAACTGGCATCCTCGCCCATCAGCGCTTTTGCAAAGAAACCGTTTGTTCCTACGTGCTGTACTGTCGGGCCTGTTGGTCGCGTTGACTTATCCTTGGTGTTCAGCATCGCACCTCGCGGCAGCGTGACATTCCCCTCAATCACCTTGCCGTCAATTCCGGACATGTGGCAACGTTCCGTCTGCGAACCGTCGCTAAACTGCAGTCTGCCAATACGGACAATGCCACCGTTCGCAATCTCAAAGTCTCCAGATACCGGCCAGGCGTGCTGCTCGCGTCCTTTGCGCTTCTTCTTGAACTTCCCGTCCTTCAGGATTTGCGGGTCGTAATGGTAGACGAATTGCACATCGACCATGGAGCGCTCGATCGCCTCCATAGAGGGCATGATCTCGACGCGCGTCTCCTGCGCGAATCCCTCCATGGGTGGGTTGTTGTCGTTCGCTGGTTCAATCCGCCAATTCGAGCCGATTGGCGCAGGGTCTGACACATCACCATTCAGCAACGGCTGGTCTGTTGTTTCCTTGATGCCAACTGGCCTGTTCATCCAGGCAAGCAGGCCGCTGGCGAGCGTCCCAGAAATTCCATCGTGCCTCGGTGTCTCCGTCGACCATATGCGTGGAAATATCTGGCTATCGTGCTTTGGCGCCGTATTGCGCCAAGCTTCTACATCAGCGCGGTGCTGCTCTGGCGTCCTCATTCTGTTCGCTCCTTGATGATTGGCGTAAAGGCGACGTATCCGTCTGCGTTATCAACTGCGGCAGCCTCAATGACTTTATAGGCTTCATACGGGCTACACCGAAACCATTCGCCTTGCAGCCTCTTGAATGCGCGACTGGCGCCTATATGAGATGCCGACTCAACGCTTTCCGTGGTGCTAATCTCGAAAAAGAAGAACGCCCTGTGGATGAATAGCTTGTTAGGATTGCCGGTCTGAAGAGTAGCCAGCCTAAGCTGCGGGCTAGTTGCTTTTCCGATCTTCACTTCTGTTCCGGTGAAATCGGAAATGACGTAAACAAACGCTCCGCCTATTACCGGGCGAAGTTCTTTCGCCAATCTATTAAGGGGTGTCTCGCCGAATGGATGCCGGACGGATCCGCCAAGGCCAACACCATCTATATTCCCAGCGCCAACAATCCTGATCGTTCTTCTTGCTTCGGCCCTACGATTGATTATCCAGTCGTAGCCCTTCTCATCCCACACGGAACCAGAGAATACTTTAGGCACTTGCTTCGACAGCGATGACGGTTCCGGCATGATCCCCTCAAGGTGTGGTGGTGATTTGGTTTGGTGAACACAAGATGATGTAAACTTACAAATTTGTCAATAACGACAATGGCCGCACGAGGCGGCCCTTGTCACGAAACTAGGTAAAATTCAAACAGCCGTGCCGCAAGCCTTCTTGGTTGCCTGCTGCACCGTGCGCACGTAAACCCGCAGCCCATTCTGAAGGTCGGCGGAGACATGTGAGCGCTCTGCGTCGTCAAGAGCCTGCCATGCATACGCCTCAATGAAGCGAGACAGGCGGCAGTCCGACGAGACGACGGCTTGGGCGTTTGCGGATGAGATGGTGGCGGCCAATGCCGCGGCGATAATAACTGCTTTCATGTTCGGCCTCCTCTGTGTGGCTGTGTGGTGGACTGAATCTAGGTGCGTTTTACAAATTTGTCAAGGCAACCACGAGCGAACCAACTCCACCGTCCGCTCGGCAGCCTCTTCCTCGGTCGCAACCTTCAGCGTGACGACCGGATGCCCGAGAGCGGCGAGCAGCGGATGCCGGATTTTCTGGCTGGCCGTTAGCGAGCCTTCCGCGTTCTTGTACTCAATGAGGCGCAGCACGCCGTTGGGGAGGTAGACGCGCAGATCTGGATCGCCGGCCGCAATGCCTGTCGCCTGGGCCTTCAC